TCAGGCTGTGCAAAGTATTTCAGTTCCGCATTTCACTGCCATTCCGCGCCAGAGCACGTCAGTTAAGGCCTGGACACTTCCACGCACTGACCTGATCTCGCTGCGACCATTACGTAAAAAGTCACGTAATCGCTGTTGTTCCCGCATGTAATCAGGCTCCGATATTTTTCATCCACAGCCGGCAATCACACAAAAACTGAAATCCTCGAAATCTGTTTCACACATTTCAGTTGGCGAACTACTGCCAAAGCCCCAGCGCTGGCGCGGTCTGGCGATGTGTTTTGTACCACCGGAAAAACTGAAATCATTCTCAACACGAAAACCGCAGGCGGGTGCGGTGTAGCGCCGTTTTCGTCACTTCCGCCGTTATTTCGTCGTGGCAGGCTGCATCAGCGCCTTGCTGCGCTTCTGAAGTTAATCAGGTTGGGATGAACGGGTGCAGATAATTGCGGCGCTCAGAATGCGTCTGGTGAGGTCTGGGAATGGGTACAAAAAAGCCCGCATTATGCGCGGGCTGATGGGATGATCAGGCGATTATCTTCTGGTACTTACTCCGGGTCTGACCTGCCTTCTCCGCCGTCTGTGTGAATGCGCCGGCATTGGTTGGCGTACCAACGCTGGGGTGTGAATGGCTCGCACACTGCTGCGCCAGCTCGGCCAGTAAATCAATGGTGTCCAGCATCATGGTCAGCGTGTTAACGCTCTCACTGCCAATATGGACGGTTGGCCCCATAATCTGCTGACCGCCCGATGCCACCGATTTACGTAATGCAGCAATCTTTTCTGTCAGGGTTCCCCCCACATCAACATCCACGGCACCGGCCACTTTCGTGGATTGTTTGCCGGTTATATCGGCTTCGTCATTCCCCTCAATGCTGGCCAATCTGTTGCCCTTCACGGCCTGGCTATAATCACCGGCACTGACCTGCTGAATGGCTCCGGCCATCAGGGTGGCGGTACCCAGCACCGTGGTTTTATCAGTGGCTTTAACTGTCGTTTCACGGCTGACCAGATCACGCTGTTCTGTATCGGCTTTAACCGTCCGCGCCATCGATGTTTCGCTGATGGTCTGATCGGTCTGCCGTACCCAATCGCCAGCCTGGGTAACGCGCTGCGACACTTCAGCCCGCTGCTGTTGCAGCTGCTCACCGGGCTTAACATCCGGCAGGCTGGTACCATCCGGCAGTGTCTGCCTGATAAACGGTTTATCAGGTCGCCCCCCGGTAAACGCAACTTCAACCAGCGTCCCTTCTGGCGGGAACTGGAACATGCCAGAGTCATTCCCGGCCATAGGTACCGGCAGCGGCACCGCTGAATAAACCGGCGTCTGGTTGTCCGGGTTGCCGTCTGCATCAAGCAGCTGCACATCAACGGCATAGCGCGGCCGGAACGGATCGGCAAAATTACCACTTTTCACAGTCTCACTGGGTGCCACCACTCTGGCCAGTTTTGGCAGGTGCAGCCCGGAAGCCAGTTCCGGGTAATGGCTTTCAATCTGGCGCTGTGCCGGTGTTTTCTGTAATGGCTGACCTGTTGCGCGGTTTCTGGGTGTCCAGGTGATGGCCATGGTGTCATTGGTCAGATGAACTTTGGTCACGCGTTCTCCGTTCAGCTCCACACCCGGCCGCAGACTCTGGATCACTGGCAGCGTCATGGAATGACCGCCAGCCGCCCCCTGGCTGAACTCTGCCGGGATATCAACCGGACGATCGGCGAACATCGCTTTTTCCGCGCCGCCCACATACAGGGAACCATCCGGCAACTGGTACCAGATGTAATCCGGGATACTGAATGCTTTGCCCAGATTATTCAGCAACTGATAGCCAGTGCCATTGTGGGTGAAATGGGGGATCGGCTTATCGCTGTATGGGGCATCCGGCACACTGACAGCAATTCCGCTGTTTTCCTCCAGCCAGATGGCTACCTTGCGCAAAGTGGGATGCTGAAATGAACATGGCCACATCCTTTCAAATACGCCGACCAGCTCGCGCACAAACAGACGCTGAAAACCGTTTTCGGCGGGTTGTGCGCGTTCCACATAGCCGGTAAACCAGCGCAAAAGCAGATCGGAATAACCCACATCCAGCCGCACCAGTTTCCCGGTGTAATCCGTGGCTGTCTGTGCGGTGATAAACCCCCGGCCACAGCTGCTCAGCTCCAGCACCAGGCTGGCATCAGCCAGATGAACTTCATCCGTTGAAAGGTACAGGCGTTTAACTGGTTTCATCATTAACCCAAAGCATCATTGACGGGTTTCAGCACCCGTTTTTCAAACCACGTCAGTTTTTCTTCATCTTCTCCAGCGCTCTGGCCGCCAGGCTGTCCGGCATTACCGGCCGTCTGTTTTTTGGCAGACGTTTTACCTGTTGCCCTGGCTTCCCGTTTTTCCTGCACGCTGATATGTTCTGCCAGCGTAAACGTGACCAGCCAGGCCATTTTCCCGTCCTGCTGCGAGGCATCTAGCATTCCGCTGAATGTCGCCTCACGAAAATTCACGGCTCTGGCCACTTCATGCGCCACGCGGTATTTCTGGCGGTTGCCTCCGGCATCCGTGGCACTGGCCAGTTCGAAAATACGCTTCAGGATCTCCGGGCTTTTAAGCGGAATTTCGCCACTGATACGCAGCTCTTTCCCTTTTGCCCCCTGTTCTGATTTGGTTGTGGCACTTGTCTGGCCGGACTGGTCTTTATCCTGAAACTGCTGCGAGACGGTCACGCGCATGTTTTTCAGCTGGATAGCCTCACCATTAAGCGCCAGCGTTGGGATCGAAGTCATGAATCATTCCCTTTATTCCATCCAGATTGTCACCGACCAGCATCACCGCCGCAGTGTAGACGGCTGACGGTTGCGGGATATCCTTTACCAGTTCCAGCAGCGTGGTGGCCGTATCACCGGTGCTGGTAAACACCCATGCTCTGGCACTTTTCCCCTGCAAATCATTCAGCCCGCTGGCCACATCACTGATCAGGTTGTCGCGCAGCTGCGTGAACTCACCCAGTTGCTGCTTTAGTCCGTCCAGGCTGAATCCCGCACTGGCCGCTTTTTGTGCCTGGCTGACAGCCGCCGCAGACAATGCCGCCCTGCTGGTTGGCACAGACAGCGGAATGGCCACCGGCAACCCCGCCCCGGCTTTAGCGGGGATCTGCATTTTTTCGATGGCCAGCGCCGCTGCGGATTGTGCCAGGCGTTTTACCTGAGTGAATGCCGGTGCCGGGAAAACATCGACCAGACCGTTGAGACGGGTCATAAAATTCTCATGCGTCTGGCCTGTCACCATCATGATCATCACATCGGCATTCCCGCCCGTTCCGGTAAGCCTTTCAGCAAGATAGCTAACAGCATTCACCGGGCTGAGATATGCCCCGTTATCCGTCTGTTGCCCCAGACCGTTTATCCATGGATGCGCCGGAACTATGGAACAATTCAGCGCGGCCAGTGAGTCAGTAAACGCCAGACGCGCTTCACGCCACATCAGGCACCTCTGGCCAGAAAGGATCCGAAGTATCCACCCTGTTCACCATGACGCTATATCGCTCCCACGCATCCAGAAGCAGGATCTCTTTTTCGGTCGCCATACCAAGTCTTACAGACCTTTCAAGCAGGGCTATGACAGAATTCGCCTCAGCCAGAAGACGAGATTTATCACTCTCAGCCTGCTCCTTTATCTGTTCCGCTGTAAGGGGCTTATTCAGTATTGCCTTCGCTTCCTCTTCAGTTATCGCAATTAACCCGCGGCGGTAGTATTTTTTATCAGCATCATCTTCATAAGCGTAAATTTCATTTTTACTCGTTTTAAAATACTTCATCGTTATCTTAACTCCGTCCAGGCCCTCAATATCGTAGAGACACCAGAAACATCAACCCGGTAGGTAAAGCCCGGTGGGACAATGAAAAACGCGGTTGCAAGCGATGTGTCTAAAGCGGTTGCACCACCACCACCAAATTCAATCCCATTGATATAAGCATAAAGGTTTGCTGACGTTCCCCCAGTAATTCGGACATATACTGCTATCGGAAACCCTGTGGAATTGGTGTATGTCACCCCGGTTCCACGAGATGATTTTAAATCCTGTAATGTTTGCCCTTTACCTAGAGATGGGTAAGTTTGTATTGCAGTAGTTACTGCCGCCTGCGGCATGACTAAAGAATTTGATCCCCCCATTGAATTAACAAGCTGAACAAGACCTGCATTTGTGATAGTTGCCCCGTCCGCTGTGTATTTTGACTGCGCCAGTTCATATGCAGATTGCGCCTGTTTCAGCACATAATTTACAGCGGTGGTGGTGGCAGCGGTTTTTGAATCAGGCGCACCTGTATTGTCACTGAGCATGACAATACCTTTCTGCGACGTTGTCGCTTCAACTGCACTCCATTTCTTTTTAGCAATTTCCGCTGCGGCCATTGCCGTGTCATAAGCAATTTTTACCGCACCTGACGTTGCAGCAGTCTCGTTACTTTCATCTGTTACTCCACCATTAAGACGAACCAGCCCCTTTTGTGAGGTAGAAGCATCGTAAATACCTATGTTTTGCCTGAATAATGC